ACTACGCAATAAGGTAGCTTATAACAAGCAGCATCAAATGCCGTTTCTTCTAGAGCACCGAAGTAACAAGTAATAACAGGCGTATTATAATATAGCGACTCTAGAGTAGAAATGCCAAAGGTTTCTGGGAAGTCAGCTGGGTAAATCATGTAAGATGCGTCGCAAAGAATGTCAGCGATCTCTGATTGCTTAATGACCCCTGTAAAGTTAATGTCAGGGTTATTAGCAACCATCTCGCGCCATTCGATCTCTTGCTGGTCCGGCGCGTGATCTGAACGCATGCGGTAGTAACCGCCGATGATAGTTAATTTAGCACCGGGTATCATCTCACGAATGCGAGGCCATACTTTGTATACTAGAGGGCGCATACCTTTAGTAACAGACGAATTGTAAACAAAGTGATTAGGGTCTTTTTTAGTAATGTCAACCCAGTCATGGTACTTTGTCATACCATTACGAGTAATGAACATATACTTCTTCATGACTTCAAACATACGACGCTTACCATGATCGCATGTTGACACATACACTGAATGCCAGTCAGAGAGCGTGAATATTTCGTTAATATAGCCGTTGAGAAGGAAATCTTCAATTAGATCATCGCCATCACAGAATGTATCGTGCATCCACAATACTTTATGATTAGATCTTTGTTGAATATTAGAGAAATCTGGCATGTACGAGAACGTCTTAAAACGCTCTTTCATCCATGCTGGAGCAAACGCAGCAACCGAGCGGGAGCCGATTAGAACGTCGTAGCTATCTGTTGTGCTTTCGATTTCTTGGAGTGGTCTGTACCGAACGTTATCGTACGTACCAGGGCTGGTGTCGTCATGGATGCAGTCATTGAAGACCGTAACGTCGAACCCGAGCTTAGCAAGCTCGCGTGAGCAGAGAATGACAGCTGATTCCGATCCACCTAAACCTCTTTTCGTTAATGTTGTTCCATCATAACATAGACCAAATGTATCAATGAACGCAATTTTCATTTCTATCTCACTTTGAATTATTATAAATATAAGGTTGCATAACCATGATGTGTATATACACAGCTATTTATCAAGGGGCCATATGGCAAACAATCAAGTATTTTTTAAGCGCAGCGCTGTACCAGGAAAAAAGCCGCTCGCTAATAATATATCACTGGGGCAGCTCGCCGTCAATACTTATGATGGCAGACTGTATACCAAGCGCTCTTATATTGATGAAGACAGCAACCCCGCTGAAGCTATCGTTGAGTTCGTCGGTAAAGTCCCGGTAGGTAATGCGTTTTTCGTAACCGTAAATGGTTCAGATCTCAATGATGGTACATCTTGGGATTCCGCATTCGCAACTATTGAAAAAGCCCTTTTAGAAGCTGACGCCAGAAATGGTCTTCTAACTCTCATTGATATCGGTCCTGGCGAATACGAAACCGAGGGTACATTAGATCTTCCTGATAATTGTATGATTCGTGCTGTGCACAGAACCGTTATCATTAAACCTAAAGCAGGGTTCGCACAACGCAACGTATTCCGTATGGGTTCAGGTTGCTTTATCGAAGGACCTCTTTTCGAAGGCTGGCAGCTTGATAGTCTTACAAATCCAACTGTAGGATTTGCTATCTCGTTCCGCCCTGGTGCTATTATCACGCGTGCACCATATGCTCACAAAATCGCTGTAAGAACACCACCAACATGGACTGCAGTTGCCCCACCGCTTGATAGTGCTAATGGTAACCCATATGTACCTGTCGGCGCTGGTGTTGTATTAGCTGATGGAGCAGTATGTTCACCATATAGTATATATCCTAACATTATGACATGGGGCGCTACTCCTGTATCTCATAATGGTATAGGCTATCTTGCTAAAAATGGCGCGCTAATTAATGCCGTTAATGCTGTATCTATTTGGTGTCATAGACACTTTGTTGCAGCAAATGGTGGTCAGATTATTCTTTCTTCTTGCTCTACACAGTTCGGCGATTATACGCTTGTTGCTGATGGCGGTCGCTTTATTCTATACCCGGAAGAAGTAACAATTCCATTAACTGTACAAACTAATGCTGCAAACGCTATTAATAACGCACGTACAACTATTATTAATAGTCTTTGGGGTAATTTAGTGTCGCAAGGGTATACAACTACCTGGACCGCAGCAGATGAAGCGTATACAAGAAGCGAATCTAATACATTTTTACAGACTATGCTTTGGACTCTACAGACTGCAAATGAAAAGCCAATGCTTGACTATGCAAAAGGGCTTTTTAATTATAACGGCAACACCGTATTCACAACAGATAAAACAGCAGCGTTTGAATACTCATACCTATTCATGCGCGATCAAATACAAGCACTAGCAGGTGTTAACGCTAATGCTGATATTATTGTCGGCAATCTCGTTACAGCGCTAACAACATCTATTAATACACCTACTCTAAGAATTGAACCTTCTGTTATTACAGCAATTGGTCATACCTTTACAGGAGTTTTAGCCGGTGTTGCTCTTACTAAAATACCGCCAGTGAGAAATAGTGCTACAATACAGGATAGTATCCTTGAACTAAATAATGGTAATGTTATTGCATCTGGTCAAGATGACCAGGGTAATGCTATATTCGTCGGGGGTCTTGAAATTAATGCTGATACAGGCGAGCTGGGTGGCCCGCCGTTTGAGCAAGCTGTTAATAGAATTGCTACCCGAACAGCTATCGCCAGGAGTTTTTAATTGTGTCCAGAATAACTTGTAAGACACCATCAACAGGTAAATCCATAATCGTTTCGCAGGCAAATGTCACTACGTCATTTACCACTATTGCTGAAGCGCCGGATTTCTCTGTACCAGATCCATCAGAAAATTATTCAACAAGAGATCCTGCTGATGCGGGTAGAGCTATTCGCCCAGGTGAGGTATTTTTCGTAACCCCTCTTGCCGCTAAAAATAAATCAGCAAACGTCGTATGGATTGAGGTTCGTCTATTTACAGAAGCTAATACTGCTATTGAATTTGGTCAGGTCGCTGTACCTCCAGGTGATACAGCATTTATTCCTATTCAGGGTCGTAGCCTATTCAAAAGAATAGCAGCTGGTACTAACGGCGATAGACTGCAGATAAGAGCAGAAGCTAATACTGTCTTTGATGTTTGGGCGGCAGCTGAAGAGAAGCTCTCAGCTGAACACATTGGAGTCACCCCATAATGTCATTTTCGTTCTTATCTGGTGCCGTAAAAACTACTAATACTAACTTCACTGTTGATGGTTATATTCTACCTTCAGAAGTTGAAAAGGATCTTGGTAATCCTAGCGTAAACGGTCAGCTGCTTGCTTCTAATACAGATGGCGTCAGATATTGGACATCTAATGTTAGCATTCAGACACTTAATGCTAATGGCTCAGTCGGTAATGCAGGTCAAGCGCTTGTTAGCGATGGCGTAAATGTTTACTGGTCTAATAATACTGGTTATGTTGGATCGCAGGGTCTACAAGGCGTACAAGGTGCTACTGGATTCGTTGGTTCTCAGGGTCTACAAGGCGTTCAGGGTGCACAGGGTACGCAAGGTGTACAAGGCGCGCCAGGTTTCGTGGGATCGCAAGGCCTACAGGGCTTCCAAGGTGTTATCGGCGCGCAGGGTGCAACCGGTTTTGTTGGCTCACAAGGTCTCCAAGGCTTTCAAGGTGTTATTGGTGCGCAAGGTGTCGAGGGCGCGCAAGGCGTTCAAGGTGCACAAGGCTTCCAGGGAGCTCAGGGCTTCCAGGGTGTACAAGGTGCAACCGGGTTCGTTGGCTCGCAAGGTCTACAGGGCTTCCAAGGTGCTCAGGGTGTACAAGGTGCAACCGGGTTCGTTGGCTCGCAAGGTCTCCAAGGTACGCAAGGCGCACAAGGAGCGCAAGGCGCTACAGGATTCGTAGGCTCCCAAGGTCAACAAGGCGTTCAGGGTGCGCAAGGCGCTCAAGGTATAGCTGGTACATCTGTAACTATTATTGACTCTGTTACTAATGTTAATGATGTTTATCCTACTGGGGGACCTAACGACCCTAATGGTTATCTAACTTATTACTACCCAAGTGCTACAATTGGTAATGGTGTCATTGACGATGCTACAGGTAACCTTTGGGTTTTCTCTGGTACAGTTTGGAATAGTGTAGGTACGATTGTTGGTCCTCAAGGCCCAGTAGGCTTTACAGGGTCACAAGGATTACAAGGCGTTCAGGGTGCACTAGGTGCTCAGGGCGTTCAAGGACCTATAGGATATACTGGCTCTCAAGGGCTTCAAGGTGTACAGGGCGCGGTTGGTGCTCAAGGGGCCCAGGGCGTCCAAGGTGTTCAAGGCGCTACTGGCTTTGTTGGTTCGCAAGGATTGCAAGGCGTCCAGGGTGCTCAAGGCGTTCAGGGTGTAATTGGTTTCACAGGTTCTCAAGGGCTCCAAGGCGCTCAGGGCGCTGTTGGTGCGCAAGGCGTTCAAGGATTTACCGGTGCTCAAGGGGCCCAGGGCGTCCAGGGAGCTCAAGGTGTTCAAGGACCTACTGGCTTTACTGGCTCACAAGGACTACAAGGTGTTCAAGGCGCGCAAGGTGCTCAAGGCTTCCAGGGAGTCATCGGTGCTCAGGGCGTTCAAGGTGTTCAGGGTGCTACTGGTTTCGTCGGTTCGCAAGGTCTACAAGGTACGCAAGGTGTTCAGGGCGCGCAAGGCGCTACAGGATTCGTTGGATCCCAAGGTCTACAAGGTGTCCAGGGTGCTGTAGGCGCACAAGGCGTTCAGGGTGCTCAAGGCTTCCAAGGCGCGCAAGGCGTTCAAGGTGCAACTGGCTTTACTGGTTCCCAAGGTCTACAAGGCGTACAAGGGGCCCAGGGTGTTCAAGGTCCTATAGGCTTTACTGGTTCCCAAGGCTTGCAGGGAGTTCAAGGGGCACAAGGCGCGCAAGGTGTCCAGGGGGTTATCGGATTTACCGGCTCACAAGGTCTACAGGGTGTTCAAGGCGCTCAAGGCGTTCAGGGTCCGATTGGATTTACCGGTTCACAAGGCTTGCAAGGTACACAAGGTGTCCAAGGTGTTCAGGGCCCAACCGGATTCACAGGCTCTCAGGGGCTTCAAGGTACCCAAGGTGTCCAAGGTGCTCAAGGTGTTCAAGGCCCGATTGGTTTCACAGGATCGCAAGGCGTTCAGGGTGCTCAAGGCTTCCAAGGCGCGCAAGGCGTTCAGGGCGCTGTTGGTGCCCAAGGTGCCCAAGGCGTCCAGGGCGTTATTGGATTTACAGGCTCGCAAGGTGTTCAAGGTCGTGATGGTAACTTCGGCGGTGCATCATTCTACTACAAATGGATAAGTGATACCAGTAGTGTATCGATTGCCAATGGCTTTATTGAGCTTACAAATACAAATCCAACACTCTCCACGTTGGTTGGTATTTCCCCGCTTGATAGAAATAATGTAAACATATCATCGTTTATTCAGACAATTGATGACTCAACATCAGCCATTAAGGGCTCGGTCAAGATTACTGAAGAAGCGAACAATATTAACTTCGTAATCTATAATATTACTAGCACACATACTACTGACGTTGATGGTCACTTTGATATTCCTGTAGCATACGTCTCAGGTAACTTTGTATCACCAGCTAACAATACAAATATCGTCGCGTCGTTCCTCGTTAACGGTGACAAGGGTGAAGTAGGTCCACAAGGCCCGCAAGGTCGTCAAGGCGTTCAAGGCGTTCAAGGCGCGGTAGGTGCACAAGGTGTTCAAGGTGCACAGGGTACCCAGGGTGTCCAGGGTGTTCAAGGTGCTCCAGGCGTACAGGGAGCTACTGGCTTTACTGGTTCTCAGGGTCTTCAGGGTACTCAAGGCGTTCAGGGTGCTGTCGGTGCCCAAGGTGCCCAAGGTGTTCAAGGTCCTATCGGCTTCACAGGTTCGCAAGGTCTTCAGGGTATACAAGGTCAAATCGGTTATACCGGTTCTGCTCTTATGGGTGCAATCAATTACTCTCAAAACCTTGCACCTCAAGTAACAGTAGTTGTCTCAGCTACTAACACTGCTATTGCTACTGCTACAATTACGACAAGTGGCTCTCCTGTACAAATTATTGCATCAGGTGACGCAAATCCATTAGCAGCGGGCGGTTGGGGTAGACTGCAGATCTATAGAGGCGGTACACCAGTCGGTGGTATTGTGCACTATGAATCATCTGCTCCTAACGAAAATGTTCCTTATGCTCTTCAGTTTGTAGATACTCCAGGTACAGGTACATTCAATTACTCGCTTAGAGTGCTTGACATGTCAGGTGGCAATACCCAGTTCGGTGAATCATCCGGTCCTGTACTAACAGCTGTTGAACTACAGAACGTACGTGGCTTCTCGGGTTCGCTTGGATTTACTGGATCAGTAGGTCTACAAGGCGCTCAAGGCGTTGTCGGAGCTCAGGGCGTCCAGGGAGCTCAAGGTACCCAGGGTGTACAAGGAGCTGCAGGCTTTACTGGATCTCAGGGCTTACAAGGCGTCCAGGGCGCACAGGGTGCTCAAGGCGTTATTGGTGCACAGGGTGCTCAAGGCGCCACAGGCTTCGTAGGATCTCAAGGTCTACAGGGTACCCAAGGCGTCCAAGGTGCTCAAGGTGCTACTGGTTTTGTTGGCTCACAAGGTCTGCAAGGCGCACAGGGTGTTATAGGGTTTACTGGTTCCCAGGGGCTTCAAGGACGCCAAGGATTCCAAGGTGATGTCGGTTTTGTTGGATCACAAGGTCTACAGGGACGTCAAGGCGCAACAGGCTTTACAGGATCGCAAGGTCTACAGGGTGCTCAGGGTGTCATTGGTGCTCAAGGCGCGCAAGGGGTTCAGGGAGCTCAAGGCGTACAGGGTGCAACTGGCTTTACAGGATCGCAGGGACTTCAAGGCGCTCAGGGCGTACAAGGCGCACAAGGCGTACAAGGTGCCCAGGGCGCGCAGGGCGCGCAGGGCCGCCAAGGCGACCAGGGTGTTCAAGGATTATTAGGCCGTGCAGGTGGTACATCCTTTAGATATACGTTTAATGGCTCAGCCTCAAACACTGATCCTGGCACAGGTAAGTTTACAACTAATAATAACACAGTTTCCTTTGTTACACGCTTTTATATTGATTCAACAACCTTAGATAGTGAAGATATATTAGCATACTTAGATGATATACAAAATGTTAATAGTCCTATTAAAGGTACAATATTTGCATATGATCCTAGTAATCTATCAAAGTATTTTATATTTAATATTACGGCCGTTACTGTTCAAACAGGTTACAGAGAAGTAACCGTTGCATATGTTTATTCGCCATGGGCTTCAATGACCAATGTCGAACATGTTCTTTCGTTCACTAGAGCAGGTGCAACAGGATACACAGGATCACAAGGCCTTCAAGGTGTACAGGGTGCTGTAGGTGCTCAAGGAGCGCAAGGCGTTCAGGGTATTGCAGGTGCGCAGGGCGTTCAAGGCGCTACTGGCTTCACCGGATCACAGGGTCTACAGGGCGTACAAGGTGCTACTGGTACCGGTGCACAAGGCGCGCCTGGCTTTACTGGATCGCAGGGTCTACAGGGCGCTCAAGGCTTCCAAGGTGCTCAAGGTGTTCAGGGGCCTGTCGGTGCTCAAGGCGCGCAAGGCGTTCAGGGTATTCTTGGTGCGCAAGGCCCAACAGGTGCTCCCGGCGCTCAAGGTGCACAGGGCGTACAAGGAGCTCCTGGTGCTCAAGGTGCTCAGGGTGTTCAAGGTGTACCTGGACCGATTGCAGGATCAACTACACAAGTCATCTTCAATGATGGTGGTGTGGCTAACGGCTCGCCTAACTTTACATTCAACAAAGCAACTAACTTACTAACAGTTGCTGGCCCGGCTACTATTACTGGTAACCTTACAGTTACAGGTACGCAGACTGTTGTTAACTCTAACATCATTGCAATCGGCGATGCGATTCTTGTACTGAATAGTGATATTCCGTTCAACATTGCACCAACTGAAAATGCTGGTATTGAAATCAATCGTGGTTCATCTGCTAACGCTCAGTTTATCTGGGATGAAACAAACGATAGATGGACAACAAATACAGCGCCGTTTAATTCTGGCAATACAACCATCACTGGCTTTGCAACAGTAACCGCTGCTAGAGGTGGTGTTGCTGCTCCTACTGCAGGTCAGAATAACTCAGCTCTATACGTGACTAATGCTGATCCTGCATATGGTATGCTATTTGGTGTTAACCCATCAACAGGCGCAGGATTTATTCAATCGCAACGTACAGACGGTACAGCTACTACCTATAATTTGATACTTAACCCGACAGGCGGTAATATTGGTATAGGTACAACCTCACCTACTCTTCCACTGGTAGTTTCAAATGGAGGCGCTAGTGGGCTTGAGTTTCACCACAGCGGCGGCGTGGGTAGTGGTACGTACATTCAGTCATATAATCGCTCAACTGCAGCATATGTGCATAATACTAACTACGCACTGTCACATACTTGGTATGCTGGGGCAACCCGCGCTGTTGATCTTGACAGTAGTGGGGTTGTTCTTATCAACCGTACAAGCACATCAGGTTATGGTAAACTGAATGTTGACGGTGGTGCAGATTTCACTGGCGGAAATGTTTTAATATGTCGCGATTCAGGTAACGTTGCTATTGGTACAACAACAACCTCGGTACAAAAATTACATATAGCTGGGCTTATCAACTCAAGCGATGGCTCGGCATCTAGATCTGTCATTGGGTGGACTTCAGCGACCACATGGGGTGGGGCAGGTCTTCAGTTAATTAACGTTGATAATAGTAATTTAATATTAGGAACTAATAATACAGGTAGATTGCTTATTGATACTAACGGCAACGTAGGTATTGGTACAAGTACCCCTGGGTACAAACTAGAAGTCAACGGCTCGTTCGCTGCAACAACTAAGTCGTTCGTTATCAATCACCCAACCAAGCCAGATATGAAGCTACGTTATGGATCGCTCGAAGGTCCAGAGAATGGTGTATACGTTCGCGGTAGGTTGAAGGATTCGAATGAGATTGTTTTACCTGATTACTGGACAGGTCTTGTTGACGAAGAGTCAATTACAGTAAACCTAACACCAATTGGCAAGCATCAGAAGCTTTCTGTAAGCAATGTAGCTATCGACGCGATTACTATTAAGAATGACAATATACTCAATAGCGCAATTGATTGCTACTACATTGTGTACGCTGAGCGTAAGGATGTTGAGAAGCTAGTAGTGGAGTATTAATAATGGGTGTAGCCTTTAATACATTTATTGCAAAATCTGAATATTTAGGTTTAATGCTTGACGCTACTAATACTAAGTCTTACCCAGGTAGCGGTACAACATGGACAGATTTAAGTATGCGTAAGTGTAACGGTACAATGTTTGGTACCGTACCTTTTGCAACTGATGTTGTACCGTGTTTTGACTTTGCAACAGTTACGGGTGCAAGTGCTAGTGCTGCTAGTCTTGGATTTACATTTCCTTTCAACCCGGTTACATTAACAGGAGGGTTTACCTTCTCTGCGTGGGTAAAGAATGCCCCTGCCACTGTTGGGCAGCAGGGGCTTTTTAGTAACACTGGAAGTGCTACAGGGTTTAGATATGGGATAGGGTTGAATGGTTGCTATGTTTTAATGGCAGGCGCTGATGGGTCCGGCTATGATGAGCCTGTTCTTGGATTCACTTCTACACTTTCTGCGTCATTGTGGTACAACGTTGCTATGGTATTCGATAGAGGTGGTGTAAATAACAGCGGCACACCTCAATGGCAACTATATCTTAACGGCGTATATCAGACAGGGACCAATATGGTAACCCCGCAAACAGTTGCTATGACTACAGCAGCACCAGGGCTTGTTAGAAGTGCTTGTTGTGGACTCTATACAGGTAAACTAGCTCAGTTTATGGTTCATAATACCCCGCTCAACGCAGAAGATATTGTAGAAAACTTTAATGCATATCGTGGGAGATTTGGTGTATGAGTGAATATTGCACTGAAGAAGAATCACTATCGCGTATTGAGATATGTAAGCAGTGTGAGAGCTTTATTGTAGAAGAAATAGGTACGCGTTGCGCTGAATGCGCTGGCGGCTGCTCTATTAGTCTTCTTATATCTCATACAGAACAAGTTTGTCCGAAAGGCAAGTGGTAATGGGCTTAATACAATCTCCAAGAGTAGCAACAGATGGTTTGGTCTTTTACTACGATCAAAATAACCCTAAGTCCTATGAAGGACCTGCTATACAAAATCTTGCTGCAACTTTAGCATTTAATAACTCATCTGGTACAGGCATCTCTATAGCTGGTGGGTATGAAACAGTTAATGTCCCTCAAATAGGGCAAGCAAACGCTGTTTTTTCTAATATTCAAAACAACTATACTTCTTTTTCACCAAACTCAGGTGATTGCTGTCCATCTCCTCTTTACTACGGCTCTGGTTTTACTGTAAGCCCATCAACACTCTATACATACGCTATTGTATATAAAGTTAACTCTGGTTACACTAATGCAAACTATATGTACCGTTACGAATTCACATCCAATGGCGGAACGTATGTAGGTGAGGCAGGTGTACATAATGCTAGTAATAGAATCCATCTCGGTGATGGGTGGTATTGGGCATGGGCAACGTTTACTACTGCTGCGACAACTAACTGGATAGGCAACCACGCAGCGTTCTACTATCGCTATTCAAATAAGAATGATAAACTAACTGTAGCTAGAGTGCTTATTGCGCAGGGTAATCATACTGGTTTACATCCGAGACATTGGCCTGCTGTTAATACAACAAGATCAAACACACAAGCCATTCTGGATCTCTCTAGACAAAATACTGTTACAGCGAATAGCTTAACGTATACAAGCAACAATTCGTTTAGTTTCAATGGTACAAATAATAGTATTACTGTCGGTCAAACACTAAATTACATACCTGCTCTTTCCAATTTTACGCTGGAAACCTGGATACGTGTTCCTGCGTTTCCAACCGCAGCTGCAAATAACGCTTATGGTCAAACGGATAGAGCGGGGGTACTGTTCGGTGCGGCTTATTATTCAGGGGCAGCGTTATATTGGAACGGTAATTCAGCGGGGACAGCATTAAATGTTTATGCATTTATAAGAGGACAAGATGCGTATAGACAGACATCGTCTAAGAGTATCAGTTTAAATACCTGGACACATCTTGTCATGGTTAATAACAACGCAGCGGCTTTAATTCAATTTTACGTGGATGGTGTACTTTTTCACGAAACAACCGGTCCCTCACAACAATATGACTCATCGCTTGTACCTACAGCAGGTAACATAGGATTGTGTAAAGCACAAATTGATGGCGGAGGTACAAGTAACTATTCAAATCTTAACTGTGAAATACCTGTTGCGAAGATTTATAAAGATAAGGCTCTAACCGCTGCTGAAGTACAACAAAACTTTAATGCACATAGAGGAAGGTACGGGGTATGATTTATGAAATTAATACATCTGATATACCACTTGCTCTTGCGGTAGGAGCCACGTTGATAATCATTTCTAGTGATAGTCAGCTAGCGCTTGTTCAGTCAGAATCTCCAATAGATTGTTTGGCTTCTTATAATGATAGTGAATTAAATACTCTTATGAATGATGTTAAATGGCGCCAACCATGTAAGGATTGCGAAGTATAATGGGTAGTTATTCTGGTCCACGCATTGTAACTGATGGTCTTATTCTTGACTTAGATATCGCTAACTCTAAATCGTTTATCGATGCTGCTAACACATCTTTGATTAATACAAGCACATGGACTGCTGGTAATACTGCTGTTACAGGGTACGTGTTAAATCAGACAGCATTAAATGAGAACTCGAGATTTACAGCTACAGATCCCTGGGATGATACTAACATGATCTGGGGCACAGTTGCTTCTGGTGATAATAATAACGATGGTGGTTGGAATACATATTACCCAGCTATTGACCGTACAAAGCTCTATCGTTTTTCCGTGTGGGTTAGAAGAACCTCTTCCACATCTGGTGGTACTTTCTACTTTGGTCTTTATGGTAACGGGCCGACCTTTGCTGTAAAAAGAAACGATAATGGAACAAACGAAGGTAACCCGTATTGGGATTGTTCATCGCCGAGCACATTCGTACAAAACACTTGGTATCTAGTAACTGGGCATGTTTATCCTGCAGGTACAACTTTTACTGGTGCGCATCCAGATACTGGTGTATATACGAGAGCTGGTGGAGGTACAAAGGACAGAAACGTTAATTTCTGCAATATTGGTACTAGTGATGTTCAGTGGTTGTCTGATAATACAAGCGCATCGCATAGAGTATATCACTTTTACTGCTCTGATAATACAACCCGTTTACAATTTGCATATCCGAGAATGGAACCATGTGATGGCAATCAACCTTCTATACAAGAGCTGTTGAACAAAAGTCCTGCTGAGCTTTATGATACAAGTGGTAGAGGCAATCATCACTTTATGCAGGGTTATTACATCCCTAATTCATCAGCCCCTAGAAAATTTGATTTTACAAATACTCAGTGGATATCGAGGAGTGGTGCGTTAGCAGGCGTATCAAACACATGCACTGTTGTAATGTGGTACTCAACAACAGATACTGTTGAACTTTGGGCGCGAGGTAATCAAAATAATGGTACATATCTAGCTGCATCATATGGAAATGAATATTATCACTCTGGTGTTGGTACCCCGTCATATTTTGTCGATATGAAAGCAACCACCAACCCTGAGACCCCTATCGATTATAGAGATGGTAATTATCATATGTGGGAAGCTAAGAGCGTTGACTTCAGCGGGTGGACTTATTTTGATTGGTTTGGATACCCTGATGATTGGAGACTTACCGGGAAGGTTTCTAGAATCATGGTGTATAATAGGAACCTCACAGCAGAAGAATCAGCAAGAAACTATGCTGCGATGCGTAGTCGCTTCGGGATATAAATATTAGAAAATAAGGTTTTACAATGGCTAACAGTTATAAAGATATTATCATAACTCCTAACAGAGCCAACACGGCCGATCCTAAGATCGAGTTTCGTGGTGGGAATACCTCTGTTAACACTGCCATTACTATACAGGTATACCCTACCTCTAACGGTACGCTATCGTTCGAAGGCTCTGCTGGTCAGCTATTCTCAATTACCAATGACTTAACAGGGTCAATTTATTCTGTTAACGACGTCTCTGGTATTCCATCTATCGAAGTATTTGCCAACGGTCAGATCAGTCTTGCACCATTCGGTGGTATTGTAGTTACAAACAACCCTATATTTACATCATATAAAGAAACTGTTAATACGGCAACTATATCCACAAACGCTACCACGATAGACTTGGCACTTTCTAACATATTCAACTTAAACCTCGCTAATGCTTCAATAGCTGTTACATTCTCTAACCCACCTGCATCAGGTATTGCATACAGCTTTACACTGCATTGTAAGCAAGATGCAACAGGCTCTAGGGTACTCACATGGCCTGCTTCAGTTAAATGGCCTAATTCATCACCTCCGACTATGTCGACAGGTGCAAGTAAAATTGACGTGTTCAGTTTCTTTACTCTTGACGGCGGCACAACATATCTAGGTGCGCTTTCGCTTGCTAATACTGGTTAATTGATAGAGGTTCTGTAATGCCATTAAATATATTTTTAAGATCTGGAAAAGCTGGTCCTTCTAGTCAAGTATATAATGCTCCGGCTTCATTCGTTGTTCCAGTTGGCGTATACTCAGTAAATCTATCAGGTCAAGGCGGCAAAGGCAATGCTGGTAATCCTGGTAATCCAGGCGTAGCAGGTAACCCAGGCAATCCAGGAACAAATGGTGCAGCAGGTACCGGTGGAACAGCTGGTGCTGCTGGTAACCCTGGCACTGCAGGTGGTATAGGCAACTCAGGTAATAACGGTGCTGCTGGTACAGGCGGTGCAGCTGGATTAGCTGGTAACGCTGGCGCACAAGGTAATACAGGTAATCCAGGAACAAACGGAGCGGCTGGTACAGGTGGAGCCGGTGGCGCTGCAGGTACTTCTGGTAACCCTGGATCAGCTGGCAACCCGGGGACTAATGGGGCTGGAGGTACCGGGGGAGCAGGCGGTGCAGCTGGTAACGCTGGTAACCCTGGAGCAACAGGTAACACTGGTAATAACGGCGCAGGTGGCCCTGGTGGTACCGGTGGCGTTGCTGGTAACGCTGGCAACCCTGGTACAGCCGGTAACCCGGGTAATAACGGCGCTGGTGGTCCCGGTGGTACTGCTGGTGCGGCGGGTACCTCAGGCGCAATAGGCAACTCAGGAAATCCAGGGAATAACGGTGCAGGGGGACCTGGCGGTGCTGGCGGCGCCGCGGGCAATTCAGGCGCAATAGGCAACTCAGGAAACCCTGGTACTAATGGTGCAGGTGGACCTGGCGGTGCCGGTGGTACCGCAGGCAATTCAGGTGCAATTGGAAACGCCGGTAACCCTGGCAATAATGGTGCAGGTGGCCCTGGTGGTGCTCGTGGTCTTGCTGGTAACTCAGGAGCAATTGGTAACTCAGGTAATCCAGGGAATAACGGAGCTGGTGGCCCTGGCGGGGCTCGTGGTCTTGCTGGTAACACTGGTGCGATTGGTAACTCTGGTAACCCGGGTAATAACGGAGCTGGTGGTGCAGGGGGCCCGCGAGGAAACGCTGGTAACTCAGGAGCAATTGGTAACTCAGGTAATCCTGGTAATAACGGTGCAGCAGGTAATGCTGGTGCAGCCGGTACAGCGGGTACAGGGGGTGGCGGTGCGCCTGCAGTGGCAAGAAATGGACCTGCGCCTGGTGGTAGCGCCGGTTCTCCAGGGGGATCCAGCGGGATGCCTGGATGCTATTGTACTTATGGTTGTGGCGGCGGCGGCGGCGCGCCTGGAGGTGGTGCTGGTGGCCGTGGTGGTTTCAGCAACGGGAGCTTCTGTCTCTCGGCTCATGGAGGCGGCGGAGGCGGCGGTGGCGGCGGAGGTAATTTTGGTGGCGCAGGTGGCCCAGGTACCGCTGGTGCAGCTGGTAGCGCTGGTAATACAGGGGCATCAGGTACAGGAGCTACATCTGGCTCAGCTGGTAGCCCTGGTACAGCCGGTGCAGCTGGTAACCCTGGTACTACTGGTGCCGCGGGAACTGGTGCAACCTCAGGAGCAGCTGGAAATCCTGGAACATCTGGTGCAGCTGGTAACCCTGGTACTACTGGTGCCGCGGGAACTGGTGCAACCTCAGGAGCAGCTGGAAATCCTGGAACATCTGGTGCTGCAGGTACAGCAGGCACTACAGGCGCTGCTGGTACTGGCGCAACCTCAGGAGCAGCTGGAAATCCCGGAACATCTGGAGCAGCAGGTACAGCAGGTACAACAGGAGCTGCTGGTACAGGTGCAACTGCAGGAGGCGCTGCTCCAACATGCTGGGTAGGTAAAGCCGGCACTAACGGAACTGCAGGTACCACAGGAGCTGCTGGTACAGGTGCAACTGCAGGTGGGGCTGCTCCAACATGCTGGGCAGGTCGTTTGGGTACAAATGGCACCGCAGGTGCTGCAGGTACAGCCGGGACTGGCGCGACAGCGGGTTCACCAGGTAACCCTGGAACTGCAGGTGCAAACGGTACAACAGGCGCCGCAGGTAACCCCGGAACAGGAGCAACAGCAGGCTCTGCGGGTAATCCTGGTACCGCGGGTGCAGCGGGTACAACAGGCGCCGCAGGAACAGCAGGTACAGGTGCAACAGCTGGCTCCCCGGGTAATCCAGGTGGCGCTGGCGCAGCAGGTACTGCAGGTACTACAGGTGCTGCAGGAACAGGTCGGACTCTTGGTGGTGCTGGTAACCCTGGTGGTGCTGGAGCGGCAGGTAATACAGGTATCGCAGGTAGTGCAGGGACAGGTGCTACACCAGGTGGAGCTGGTAACCCCGGGGGAGCTGGAGCTGCAGGTACTGCAGGAACAGGTGCAGCAAACGGCACAGCTGGTGCTGCAGGTACAACAGGAAATGTTTCCGCATTTGGAAGTCTATTAACATTCCCAGGCGGTGCAGGTGGTAACGCAGGCGCTGGCGGTAATGCAACAAACGGGGTAGGGGGATCCGCCGGAAACTCAGGAACAATAGGAAACTCAGGCAACCCTGGTAATAACGGAGCTGCTGGTACAGGCGGTGCAGGCGGCGCTGCCGGTAATCCAGGTACTGCAGGAGGATCTGGCAACCCAGGGAACAATGGCGTCGGTGGAGCTGGCGGCCCAGGAGGCGCTGCAGGCACTTCAGGTAATCCTGGTGCAATTGGTAACTCTGGAACCAATGGCGCAGCAGGTACTGGAGGTGCAGGTGGTACAGCTGGTAACCCTGGTAATGCAGGCGGAACAGGTAATGCCGGTACTAATGGTGCTGCTGGTACAGGCGGCGCAGGCGGCTTAGCTGGAACAACAGGTGGTATAGGCGGTACAGGTAACCCAGGCAATAATGGTGCTGCGGGTACAGCGGGAACTGCAGGGATTGCAGGTAATGCTGGTACAGTTGGCGGAGCAGGTAACCCTGGTACTAATGGTGCAGGGGGGCCAGGGGGCGCTGCGGGTGTAGCAGGTAACCCTGGTACAGCTGGGGGTGCAGGAAACCCCGGTACTAACGGTGCAGGCGGTGCAGGAGGCACGGCAGGAGCGGCAGGTAATGCTGGCGGTATTGGTGGGTCAGGCAACCCTGGTACAAACGGCGCCGGTGGAGCAGGAGGCACGGCAGGCGCAGCTGGCAACGCTGGCGGTATTGGTGGGTCAGGCAACCCTGGTACAAACGGCGCCGGTGGAGCAGGAGGCACGGCAGGTGCAGCTGGCAACGCTGGCGCAATTGGTAACTCTGGTAATCCTGGTACTAACGGTGCAGGTGGTGCAGGGGGTACTGCAGGCGCTGCTGGTAACTCAGGTGCTACAGGTAACTCTGGTAACCCTGGTACGAATGGGTCCGGTGGTGCAGGCGGTACTGCTGGTGCAGCTGGTAATGCTGGGAACCCTGGCTCAGCTGGTAACCCAGGAGGCGGTGGCGGTGGCGGTGGTGGTTCTGGCGGTACAGGGTATACAGTTAAACAAGGAGGCGGCGGAATAGGAGGTGCCGGTGTCGCTGGAAGTGCAGGGAGCATGCCATCTGGAAATGGTACTGGTGGTGCAGGAGGTACCGGGGGGCTTACGACCGCGGGAGCAGGTGGCACGGGTAACGCTGGTACACCTGGTAGTGCTGGAGGCGGTGGTTCTGCTGGAACGGGCGCAACAGCAGGGGGAGGCGGAAGCCCAGGTGGTGCAGGTGCTAACGGCAACGCTGGTAATACTGGCGCATCTGGCACTGGAGCTACAGCTGGCGGCGCAGGGAGCCCTGGGACAGCTGGTGCCAATGGTAACCCTGGTAACACAGGTGCAGCGGGTACTGGTGCAACCTCAGGTGGCGCAGGGAGCCCTGGGACAGCTGGTGCCAATGGTAACCCTGGTAACACAGGTGCTGCAGGTACAGGTGCAACATCTGGTGGGGCAGGTAGCCCTGGCGGAGCCGGCGCTAATGGCAATCCAGGAAATACAGGAGCTGCGGGTACAGGGGCAACACCAGGCGGCGCTGGAAGCCCAGGAACAGCTGGCGCTGCAGGAACAACAGGTACAACAGGAGCTGCAGGCACAGGTCGTACTCTCGGTAATCCTGGTACTCCCGGAACAGCGGGAGCCGCAGGTACAACAGGAACAACAGGTGCTGCAGGAACAGGTCGCACTCTTGGTGGAGCTGGAAACCCAGGCACATCAGGCGTAGCAGGAACAACTGGTAATACAGGCGCTGCAGGTACAGGAAAAACCTCTGGCTCAGCTGGTAACCCTGGTGGTGCTGGCGCAGCTGGTAATACAGGAACAACTGGAACATCTGGATCAGGCGCTAACCCAGGCGCTGCTGGTAATCCAGGTACTGCAGGCGCGGCAGGTAATACAGGCGCAGCTGGTACTGCAGGCACAGGAGCAACAGCCGGTAGTGCTGGAAGCCCTGGAACAGCAGGCGCAAATGGTACTGTTGGTACCGCAGGCGCTGCAGGTACAGGAGCAACAGCTGGTTCACCAGGCAATCCAGGTACAGCAGGTGTAGCTGGCAACCCGGGTACATCAGGATCAGCGGGTACAGGCGCAACTAGCGGGACAGCTGGTACTTCAAACCCTGGAACTTCAGGTAATGCTGGATCAACTGCTTCTACTACAAATGGTACATCTATCAAAGTTTACCCGTATCAAATAGTTAATATAACTGTTGGTACTGGCGGGGCAAATGGAGCAGTAACAGTTACGTGGTGATAAATACATTGTAAACGTGACAAGGAATATATTATGAATTTGGAATTTTCAGAGCTTAAGCTTGATAACCCTGGTGTGATTAAAACAAGAATTCCTGTACGGGTTTTTGCCGAGCTCACAGCGGATTTGCAACAGCAAGTTGATTTAAAGCCTAATACTTACAATCATAATCTAGCAGGGCATATTGAGACAGAATTATCTTATAAGCTTAACGAGTCTTTTAGACAATGTCTTGAATTAACATTTGATGAGTATAGAAAAAGATTTAACTTCTACCCTAATCATAGATATAGTATTGATAATGACTCGTGGGTGAATTTTCAAAAGAAACATGAGTATAATCCTGTCCATTGGCATTACCAAGATATATCTTGGGTACTATGGGTAACTATACCTTATGATTTAGATGAGGAAATTTCAGCACCAAACGTTAAAGATTCTAATAGTAAGTTTGCCTCGAAATTTCAGTTTTTATATAATAAATTGGATGGCGGTATTGGAATGCACTTGATAGATATTGATAAATCATATGAGGGTGTGCTTATAATGTTTCCATCTTATTTAAAGCACCAGGTATATCCATTTCAAACCTCTGATGAATATAGGATTTCAATTGCTGGTAACATTAAAATCTTAGATAAATAAAACAAGGAGATAAAAATGATCATTGGTATTAAGGACGTATATCTTTACAGCGGATTAACACCTACAGGTGGTAACGATAGCGCTAGCGCTCTTCTATGGCTACAAGAAAATAATATTCAGTTTACACATCTGTGGTATGGTGACACTGCGCAGCATGCTAGTGTATTTGAAGCAATAAATACATGGGGTATTGGAACTTTTTCAGATTTTCCATTTGTTGTTTATGATGAAGTACATGATGACAATACTACAGTAAAACAGGCTTTGAATGGTTTAAGCGAGATTCAAAATAGCAATCTAGTGGAACTATCAGCGCTTAGCGCAACTTAATTGAACAGTGAGTGACAGATTCTGTTAACACTCAAAGACTGCAATTGGTAATGAAATGCTATGACAAATTACCAAAGCATCTAAGAGAATGGGTTTCTGATCTGCACTTTAACCTTCATGACGATCATATTCTTAGAGGATCTGTTGACGTCGAAGGTTGTAAAACATTTATTGAGAATGGTGGGCAGCACCATTTAAAGGATGGAAACGGACAAAATTAATGTTTTCTTGGTTTATGAAAAAACAACAGCAACAGCTGGAGTTTCTTTGCTTTGATGATGATCTAGGTAATATACCTGAACCGTATCCGGCGAGGAAACTAATCCCGGAATGGTATAAGGCCCTTCCAATGAAGCTTGGACTTGGTTTCGAGCAATCAACCCTTAAAAGATGCCCACCGTTCTTAGATGCTATGGTGACAGGATGGATTATTCCTCTCGTTGCGGATGTCAGAATCAAATCTAATCACGACTGCAGCCACATAGAGTACGAGTCACAATATCCTAGAGCTATGATAGAAAATCATGGACCTATGCAGATGACTTCGGATAAGTGCCCGGCACCTCATCTTCCTAAGCCTCCTGTAAAGTGGATGAATTGGTGGGCTATCAAATGCCCTCCAGGGTACTCGCTTTTGTTTGTGCCACCTCTTAATAGACCAGATGATCGCTTCACATGCTTCTCCGGTATTGTCGATTCAGATGAATATTTTGAGTTTGTAAACTTTCCTTTTGTATGGAATGTTCCTAACTTCCATGGTATTATTCCTGCTGGTACTCCATTAATGCAGGTTATACCAATAAAGAGGGATACTCTTTTCAATAAACACACCATTAGATCTTTTAAAGACAGTGACATAAAGGACCTGGTTTCTACACATCGTAAGAGACAGAGTCATGAGTCTCATTACAGGGACAATATTTGGAAGCGTAAATAATGAGCATGTATCAACTTACGCCCTCTCCTTCGATTGCAATACCGGTTATACCTTTTGCAACATGGACAGGTGGTTTTACGAACGATGAGATCAATAAAATAATCAGTATTGGTGATCGCTTAGCCTTAAACAATGCTGTACTTGATGGTAATCAAATACAAACATCAATAAGAGATTCTAAAACTGGTTGGATAAGCTTAACACCTGAGACAGAATTTTTATATGAGAAGCTCGGGTTTATAGCTAGACAATTGAACGGTCAGTTCTTTGATTTTGATATTTGGGGGTTCTCAGAAGATCTTCAGTATACCATATATGATAGTAGCAATGCCCATTATACATGGCATGTTGATCATGGTGTAAATGTTGGACCATCACCTAGAAAATTATCCCTAGTTCTACAATTATCAGAACCACATGAGTATGAAGGCGGGGATTTAGAAATCCTTACAAGCCCTGATCCAGTAAAGATAGATAAACAAAAAGGGTTAATAGCAGCTTTCCCTTCATATGTACTACATAGAGTAACACCTGTTACTAGAGGTATAAGGAAAACTATAGTTGTGTGGTTAACAGGTCCTAGATTTAAGTGAGATTAATATGACAGACGTTTTTGAGCAATGGCAGTACTTTGTATCACCAATTTACAGTTTGAAGAAGTTGGAATTTTTAGAAGATGCTCTTTCAGCCACTAATGATTCTATTAAAGATTTCTTATCAAATAAGAATAATAAAGTAAACGAGATCTACCCTGTAATACACGCAGGTATTTTACATGACGAAAGAGTAGCACCGCTCTTAGATTATGTTATTAATACCGCATGGAATATATTAGACGATCAAGGGTATAGAATGCAAGGCATGTCAACATACTTCAGTGAAGCATGGGCGCAATCTCATAGAAAATTTTCTGGTATGAGTCAACATGTGCACGGTGATTGTCAGTTATCCGCATTCTACTTTTTAGAATGTCCTAAAGATTGCCCTAGGTTTGAAATACATGACCCACGCCCAGGTAAGGTAATGATGAATCTCCCTGAGAAAAATTATGGTGAGATAACCAATGCAACAAATATAGTTAGCTTTACACCTGAAGCTGGTCAGATCATATTTACAAACTCATGGCTGCCTCATAGCTTTACTAGGAACGCATCCAAGGCTCCGTTTAAGTTCATTCATATGAATATATCAACAAGACCTTATATTGGTGAGCCAGAATACCCTGATACAGCAGAAATTGTATGACAAGAGAATGCGGAAGTTGCACAAAGTGCTGTGGTTGGCTAGAAGCTGAAATCGTCTTTGACGATGATACACCAAACACAAAAATATGGCCAGGTAGAAAATGTCAATA